CGCACAGACTGATGAGTCTACGCCGTTTCAGATCCTGCGTGGTGGCGGTTTATATGCAAGGCCAGCACCATCGAATGATGTGTCGCTGCGCTTAGAGTCTGTGTCTGCGCCGTTAGGCAGAATGATTGAGGGGCTATCTGGATTCCTGATTGATCCCCGCTGCCGCACGCTAATCAAAGGCTTTGAAGGTGGGTATCAGTATAAGCGAATGCAGGTGTCTGGTGAGCGTTATGCTGACAAGCCAGACAAGAACCATTTCTCTCATGTGCATGATGCATTGCAGTATCTGATGCTAGGTGCAGGCGAGGGTAGACAGATCATGTCAAACCTTTCAATGCAAACCAAACCTTTCCAAGCAACCAGAGAGTTTGATGTGTTTAGCCGCAAGCCAAAGCCACGCCGTCAGGGTCTGTGGTCAAGAATGTAAAATATTCTATTATTCCTCCCCCTAGGGGTACGAATATTGGAATATTTATTTTGTGCGTTGATCTGCATTTATGCAGGGTGTAGTGAAAAACTAGAAGGAGTTTTATTATGTGTTTATTTAGCAGCAGCCCACCTGCAGTTTCAGCAGATGAAAAAATTGCAGAAGAAAATCAGCGCAAAGCCGAGCAACTTAAAATGTCGCAAAACAAGGCAAAGCAGTTAGAACAAACTGCAAAGTCCAAGCAGATTGGTGGCGGTGCTTCTCGTAAGTCATTGCTAACAGGAAGCAAGGGCGGTCTTGGTTATTATGACGCGACTTTATAATGCACGAAAAGTCAGCCAATCTTCTGCTTGAACGATATGACCGTGCTAAAAATGCGCGTCTAAACTTTGAGCCATTGTTTGAGGAGTGTTATGAATATGCACTTCCTATGCGGCAATCATTCTTTCATGAGGTTGCTGGACAGCGGCGTGATGACAAGATCTTTGATGAGTCTGCTGTCGTTGGCACGCAAGAGTTTGCATCTCGGCTGCAGGCTGGCCTTGTGCCTAATTTTGCACGTTGGGCTGACTTTATTGCTGGTTCTGAAATACCACCAGAGCAACAGGATGAAGTTAATAACCAGCTTGATGAGGTGACTGATTATGTTTTCGAGGTTATCCAGAACTCTAACTTCGGTCAGGAAATCCATGAAAGCTTTATGGACTTGGCTGTGGGAACAGGCGTGTTACTGGTTGAAGAAGGTAACGCAATCAATCCTGTTCGTTTCAATGCAATCCCTTTACCAAGTGTCTATCTGGATACTGGCCCTGACGACCAGATTGACCACATCTATCGGTCACGCGACATCAAGAATGCTTCAATTCCAATTGCGTATCCAAAGGCTGTGCTTGGAGAAAAGACGCTAAGAGCAATCAGCACGCAGCCAGAAGCAAAGACAAAGATCCTTGAGGTTATCTGTAAGAACTACGACAACCCCAATGAGGATCGGTTTGACTTCTATGTTGTCAATGAGCCTGACAAAGAGATCATCTATTACGAGCAGTTCCGTGGCACTGGCTCTAATCCGTTTGTTTGTTTCCGCTGGTCAAAAGCATCTGGTGAAATCTACGGACGCGGCCCACTGATCAATGCTCTATCTGCAATCAAGACTACCAACCTGACAATCGAGTTGGTGTTAGAAAATGCGCAGATGGCTATCTCCGGCATCTATCAGATGGATGATGATGGCATCATTAACACAGATACTATCAACCTAGTCCCTGGCACCATCATTCCAAAAGCTATGGGTTCTGCCGGTTTGCAGCCTATCCAGAACGCAGGAAACTTTGATGTGGCTAACATTGTATTGAACGATATGCGAAACAATATAAAGCGTGCGCTGTACAATGATATGCTTGGTGATCCCAACAAAACGCCAGCATCTGCAACTGAGATTGCAGAACGCATGGCTGACCTATCAAGACGCATTGGTTCTGCCTTTGGACGATTGCAGGCAGAGATGGTGCAGCCTGTGCTGCAGCGCGTTGTGTATATTCTCAAGAAGCAGGGTCGGATCGAACTGCCTTCTATTAATGGCCGTGAGGTCAAGATCCGTTCTGTGTCACCGCTTGCGCAGGCACAGGCCAACCAAGATATCTCAGCCGTATCTCGGTATCTCCAGCTTGTAGGCAGTAGCTTCGGGCCAGAGGTGTTAAATATTCTGATCAACTCAGAAGATGTTGCGGTATATCTTGCCAAGAAGTTTGGTGTTCCTGACACGCTAGTCAGGGATAAGGTTGAGCGTGAGCAGTTATTACAAGCTGCACAGCAATATGCGCAGGCTCAACAACAAGGTGAAGTACCTGATGTCGAAAACCTACTTCGGGGTTGATGGGTTTCAACGCCCACCAGCCGAAGACCAGCGTATCTCCAAAGACATAGACAGTGTTTTCAAAACCCCCACAGGCAAGGAGGTTTTGAAATACTTGCGCTCGATCACTATTGAATCCGTTCAAGGGCCGAATGCAAGTGATGCCGAACTGCGCCATCTTGAAGGGCAGCGGTATTTAGTTGGCGTTATTGAACGCCGTATTTCACATGCACAAAGGATAAAGCAAAATGGATGAAGCAGATAATGTAGAGGTGGCTGTTGCTACTGAAGCACCTGTTGACGGTAGCCAATCTGGAACCGTGGATAGGCCAGAATGGTTGCCGGAGAAATTCAAATCGCCAGAAGATATGGCAGCGTCATACTCAGCATTGGAGTCGAAGCTAGGGCAAGGCGAAGAAGCCATTCGCGCACAAGTTCAGCAAGAGATGGAGACTGCTAAATATGCCGAGCGTCCAGAAACATCTGGCGGTTACGAAGTGCCAGAGGGTCTTGATGAAGGCTTGGTTAATGACAATGATCTATTCAAATGGTGGGCAGAGCATTCGCATGAGCAGGGCTTTGGGCAGGAGAAGTTTAACGAAGGCGTCCAGAAATACATGGAGTTCTATAACTCTATGCAGCCTGACCTTGATGCAGAGCGTGTGCAGCTAGGCGAGAATGCTGACGCACGCATTGAAGCTGTCGAGTTATGGGCGAACAAGTTCTTTCCTGATGATGTGTCTGATGCTGTGCTGCAGCTTGGTGCTTCAGCTAAAGGTATTGAAGCGTTAGAGCATATCATGCGTAACACAAGTCAGTCACAAATGTCATCTGATGGTCAGCCTGCTCAGTCTCTGGGCGAAGACGAATTGCGATCAATGATGCAAGATCCGCGTTATTGGAACCCAACAAAGAGAGATCCATCATATGTCCGTAAAGTCGAAGAAGGTTTTTCCAAAGTCTACCGCTAAAGACTTTCATCACGATGGTGATGTCCGGATAACCAAAGCAACTCTGGATCATGCTGATTACCTGCAAAACCATCTGAGGCTGACAGATGTGCGGGAGTGCATGATTCATGGTGCAACGCCTTGGCGGGCGTTGCACTACCCTCTCAAACGCAAAGATGCATTAACATGGACTGGTCTTTATAAGGACGAGCCTGTTTGCATGTTTGGTGTTGTGCCTATTAATACTGAAGATGGATTCAAAACAGGATCTATCTGGTTACTTGGCAGTCATTTGATTGATGAGAATTCACGTAGATTTCTGCCTACCTCAAAAAACATGTTGAACTATATAGCAGAAGATTGGGATGTGCTTGAGAATGTTGTGCCTATCGATCACCAGAAAACACTTAACTGGTTGAATTGGTTAGATTTTATGTTTGGCGAAGATGTTGTAAAGATTAACGGCTTTGCGTGCGTTCGTTTTGTGCGTTGCGCTCCACACATAGAAATGACATTTGAATAGCATACGGCCTGTTTCTAACTGACAGCCTCGCCATGAGACAACTGGATGACGAACGAAACGGACAACCGAAGGTGTAAATTTAACTTTTGTAATGAGGACTGAATCAAATGGCGAATACAATTGATATCGCATTTATCAAACAGTTCGAGTCAGAAGTACACTTGGCGTATCAGCGCATGGGTTCCAAGCTACGGAACACTGTTCGTACTGCTGGTAATGTTCGTGGAAGTGTAGTTCGTTTTCAGAAGATTGGCGCAGGCGCGGCAACCACGAAGACTCGTAACGGCAACGTAACCCCAATGGAACTGGTACATACCAACGTAGAAGCCACAATGGCTGACTTCTATGCACCAGAGTACATCGACAAGCTCGATAAACTGAAGGTCAACATCGATGAGCGTCAGGCTGTGGCAACATCTGCTGCTGCTGCTCTTGGTCGCAAGACTGACGAAATCCTCTACA